GAGGGCGATGTGCGATCGAACTTCGAGCCGTACACGGCGGTTGACTTCGAAGAGGCCCATCACCGCGAGTACGTCCGTGGTGTGCTGAAGAATGTCGCCCCCAACGGGTTCGGCACGATCGATCCCGAGATCACCAACTCGCTTCTCTACTCTAACGCTGGCCACTGGGCGGCGGCTAAGCACGTACTCCAGCAAGGCGGCGTACGTGGTGGCGTGGCGTGCTCCGCGACTCAGGGCTTCCACCATGCGCACTTCGAGGATGGCTACGGGTTCTGCACGTTCAACGGGCTGATGATCACCGCGATGAAGGCACTCCGGAACGGCGCGACGAATGTGCTGATTATCGACGGCGATGGGCACCATGGCGACGGCACTGAGGACGTGCTGGACCACCTGATGATCCGGGGTCGCGTCACGAACATCACTCGCCCGGACATTGGACGCCCAGTCCACTCGCACTGGAACGCCGAGATGTGGCAGTCGTTTGCTAAGGGATTGATTCGAAGCTCGAAGGCGGGTATAATACTATATCAGGCCGGTGCTGACGCTTGGGACCAAGATCCCTACGGAGTCGGATACCTGTCTGTCGAGGGTCTCGCGGCCCGCGATCGTGGCATCTTCACCGCCGCACGCGAAGCCGGGGTCCCATTAGTCTGGAATCTAGCAGGGGGATACTCGAAGCCGATGCAACACACGATCGACATCCACCTGCAAACGCTGGCGATCAGCGATGAGGTCTATTATGCCGCCAATCAAGAATCTCTCGTTCGCTGACCTAATGCAAGGGGTAGGCAAGGGCCATCGTGCCATTGCCGCCACCCCGGACGCCCAGCGCATTCCGCTTGGGATGCGTCAAGCGCAAAAGGGTATGCTTCCGGCAGAAATCGTAGAGCAGTACAACAAGGCCGGGATTTTTGGCAAGACTTCCACCGGCGAACCGATCCGTGCGACGATGTCGAGTACCGATGAAGACGCGGTGGCCAAGGGGTTCATGCCTAGAACCGGCAAGCTTCGGCTTGATCCCGAGAGCAAGGCTCCGAAAGACATAGACCAAGCGCACGCTATGGGCCAATATCCCAATATCACGTGGACCTACGGCCGCGCTCGCCCCGGTAAAGAAGACCTAGGGTATGGTATCCAAAAGTTCATGGAACAAGCCGCCGCTAACGATCTTCGCCGGACGCCGTCAATGCCCGATCCAGTGATGACCGAGCTTTACGCGATGGATGTCAAGCCCGAAGGGTACGGAATGCGAGACCCCAGTGCCGCGTGGTGGAAGAGTCTGCCAGCGAAAGGCAAAGAGATGTACGCGCTGGCGTACGACATGATGCGAGCACAGGGTCACGGCAACGTGGCGTCGCACCTGACCGATGTGAATCAAGCGCGGCGACTCGGCAACGTGGCGTCGCACTCACTCGGACACGGGGACTTACGGTTCATTTCGCCAGTAGAGGAGATGAGCCACATGCCCGGGATGTCTGGCCAGCTTTTCTCTGCTCCGATCAGCTCCGCGCACGGCGAGGATTACTACCTGAAGAAGCTATTCGGCGGTCCGGGCATGGTCGCGAATCGCAAGACCGACGAATTCATGGATGCGGCGTCGGAGCTTCGCACGCCTGATTTTCTATCGATGACACCTGAGCAGACGATCGGTACACTTCTCACACGTGAAGCGCAACTGGCAGGAGCCTATGGCCCCGGCACGGGTACGGCGTCGCCTCTGCGATTCAGCCAAGTACGCCCGCACGAGAACGTTCTACTCAAAAATCTGGCCGAGCCGCACGTGGTAGCAAATCCCGGACGTATAGAGGGGGCTATGGGTCCCGCGACGCTCGGACGACAGGCCACGACCGAGGCCTTGATCCGTGGGATGCTTAAAGGGTACGACCCCGACGAGATCGTTGAGCGTTTGTTGCAAGACGCACCACCCGGCGGGTACAAGAATCGGTACAAAAAAGGAGGACTGGCTCATGCCGCAGTCATCTCTTGATATAGACGGTATAGTTACCGAGCGCGGGGGTGCGTACGGCGACTACACGATCCAAGCCGAGATCGCACAGACACTGAAGGATCTCTTTCGCGAGTGCCCGGGTTGGGACCGGCTGGAGTACCACCAGCGCGAATCGCTCGACATGATCGCGTGCAAGGCGTCCCGCATTTTGAACGGCGACCCGAACCACCTTGACTCGTGGGTGGACATCGCGGGGTACGCGACCATCGTGGCAACACGAATACCAAAGGGGGGTATTGACAAGGCTACCCCACCTGTGTTATAATACAGGGACTGGATCAGTGAGACGATCCGGACCAACCGATAGACCATATAGAGGACACATAATCATGGCAAAGACTACTACTAAACCCGTCGCGATCACCACTGACATGGTGGACGAACTCGCCAGCGTGCGTGATCAGCTCAAGGCGTTGACCGCCCGCGAGAAGCACCTAAAGGAGATCTTCCGCGCCGGTGGCGACGCGATCTACCGTGGCGACCAGCACCAGATCGAGATCAAGTTCACCAAGCGTCCCCAGCTCGACATGGACGCCGTCCGCGCCCACTTGTCGGCCGAGTTCATCGCCGCGAACACCGGCGAAGTCGATGTGATGAACATTCGTCAGATGGAGATCGTAAAATGAAGCCCACCCCGTATACTACCAAAACCGGCATCCAGATCGGGTGCGACTACCAGCCCCCACAGACGTGGGAGCCGAGTGCCGACATGGAAAGGCTCCAGTCCTCGTTGCTCGATCCCGAGTACCGCCCAACGGCCGAACGCTTTTGGGACGCTATCCTTTGGACCCTCAGTGTCGCACTGCTTGCGATGTTAATCATAGGAGTACACTATGCATGACGACGACGTCGAAGTGGACGAGGGCGCGAACACTTGCCCCGTCTGCAATGCAGGTATGGCCACCAAGTGCTTGGAGTCAAAGACCGACCCTCGACACGACATCTTTTGGGCGAAATACGGCTACCAGTGCGAAGAGTGTGGTCACCAAGGCGACACTTGGGAAGTACTGGGCGATTAGACGATACTTGACAGGTTATCGCACCTGTGTTATAATTCATTCTTCATCAACACTTATAGAGGACACTTCAGATCATGGCACACGAACTTAACTTCAATTCCGCTGGTAAAGCTTCAATGGCGTACGCAGGAGAGACACCTTGGCACGGACTCGGCCAGCAGTTGACCCCGGACGCTCCCCTCGACGTTTGGACTCGCGAAGCGGGTCTGGACTGGGAAGTCAAAAAGGGCGCGATCGCCTACGAGGTGCGCGATGAGGAGAATAACCCCGTCCGCATGCAGACCGTACCCGCACGCTGGGCATTGTACCGCTCCGACACTGGTGCGCCCTTGTCCGTCATGTCGAGCAACTACCACATCACCCAGCCCCGCGCCGTGATGGAATTCTTCCGCGACTTGACCGAAGGCGGCGACTTCAAGATGGAGACCGCTGGTGTCTTGCGCAACGGCTCCACCTACTGGGCGTTGGCCAAGGCCGAGGATTCGTTCGACGTGGGCGGCGGTGACGTGGTCCTGCCTTACCTACTGCTCGCGACGTCTTGCGACGGCTCAATGTCGAACACCGCCCAGTTCACGACCACTCGTGTCGTGTGCAATAACACGCTGTCGCTCGCCGTGGCGAACAAGACCGGCCAAATCCGTGTGCCGCACAGCACCCAGTTCAACGCCGACAAGTTCAAGGCAGAACTCGGCCTGTGCGCGGACACTTGGAGCCAGTTCAAGACCAGTGCTACCTCGCTGTCCAAGCGCAAGGTGTCGAAAGAAGAGGCGGCACGTTACTTCCTCGACGTGTTCTACGGCGACGAAGCCGAGTCGATCGACGTCGAAGCCAAGCGTCCGATGATCGAGCTGGTGACGAAGATTTACCTCGACGGCGTGGGCCAGCGAGCCAAGACCGCTCAAGGCACAGCGTGGGGACTCTTGAACGCCGTCACCCGCTTCGCCGATCACGAGCGCAAGGCCGCATCCCGCGACACTCGCTTGCAGTCCGCTTGGTTCGGTGCCGGTGCCCGTCTGAAACGCGACGCATTGACACAGGCGATGGCCATGGTATAATCGTGGTGTCCATGGTTCCCCGCAGTTGCCATGAGATCTTAAAGGGGCTTCGGCCCCTTCTTTTTAAACACATAGAGGAAACATAATATGGCTCGAATAGTCTGGTCCGTAATCGAAAAAGGCGCGGTCTTCGCTCGCATGGAGCAAGTCTTTCGCCAGTACCCCAATACCACACGCAAACAGGCATTGCGGGAAGCGCAGTCCGTGCTTAATTCCAGCCGCTGGGTGAAGATCACCGATCAGCGCGTGTTCAACTACAAAGACCGCATCGACATTGCCCAGCAACGTGCGTTGCAA